GCTCATGGAAAGCCGCCTTCGGCCGCCGGTCCCACACGGAACTATGTGTGGATGTCCTTGACGGAACTCACCCCGTTGAAGGCGATGGAGCGTGCGGCGAGACTGCGTGAGGTTCAACTCCGTCACGCTGCCGGTGTGGAGTTGGGACCCGAGGATGTGGAGTTGCTCACCAAGACAATGGGGTACCGTAACGTGCAGGATGCGTTAGATAACATTGATGACGACATCCTCGTGACGGCCGAACTGGGATTGGCACCACTTCAAGGTCAGAATGAGGCAAGACAACGCGTGGCGGGGGTGCACGGCGGGAGGGGTGAGGCACTCCCGACGGCCCGCATGGTGCCCGGTGAAACACGGGCGGACGTGATGGCTCTGTTTGACGAGGCACATGCGCGGTTGAAGCGCATCGCTGAAGAGAAGGCCATGGACACCCCGGGGGGCCGGAAGGTCACGGCGGAGCAGTCGGAGGATCTGGTCGACAAGGCGTTGGCTGACGTGCTTGCGTTGGGGAAGCGTAGGCGGAACGTCAAGTCGGTGGTCGACAGTATCGAAACGGAAGCGCAGGCGCGTGTGGCTGCCGACCCGAAGGTGCCCTCCGCTATCGCTGCGATTCCTTGGACGGAACGCGACCTGTCTATCTTGGAGGGTGTCTTCACGGATCTTCATAAGAAGATAGAGGAGCCTGTGGCGAATCTGCAACAGGATCTGATCCCGTTGATGAAGCGTCTTCAAGAGCAGAAGATGGCGACGGACGAGACGGTGCAGGCAGCCGAGTCTTTGTTTGAGATGTTGACGGTGGCTGGTCCTACCGGGTCGTATGTGAAGGGGGCGCAGCAGCAGTGGAAGGCTCCGACTGTTCTGCGAAAGTATGAGGAGATCATTGACGAGGTGAAGCGTTTGGAGGATTTCCTTGGGGTTCGCATATCCGGTGAGGGTGCCCGTGGTGGGCATGTGCGGGGAAGCGTGGCGCAGTCTTCGGTGGGTGCCCCCAACCCGTTCCGCAAGTTGGGGGCGCAGGCACCGTTCTTGGAAGATGCGTTGGCGAAGGCAGAGTCTATAATCCCTAAGGGGTCTGAGGGGACGTTCACTAGGACGTTGCAGTCTGTGACCACCACGTTGGGTAATGTGCTGGAAGGGCAGGGGAGTGGCTTGAAGGCTGCGCTGTTGGCGAAGCCTGAGTTGCGTGCCAAGTGGGTCGCGTTGGCGAGGGCGGACGCTGAGGTGGTCACACTGATAGCGGAGCAGGCTGATGCCCGTATAGCGTTGGTGCGGGCGAGCGTCGCACGCGAGAAGGCGGCGAAAGGGTTGGGGGCTATACCGGGGCAGAGGGCCGTGCAGGAGGAGCGACTGGCCGAGAGGGCTGCTACCACTGAGGCTTTCGTGGAGACAACGCAGGGCAGGTTGGATACGGCTCTAGATCGGATACAAGGTTTGGCGCCGGACACGGCGGGTGCGGAGAGGGACCCGATTCGAGGTTTGTTCGTTGAGGGCACGGAGGAGTTCGGCGGCGTGTTGCAGGGCGGTGGGATGCTTGGCGCGAACGCACCGAAGGTGCTGGTCGATGGGCTGTCCCCCATGGAAGCGGTGGAGGGCATTCTCGCTGGGGCGGAGAGAGCCAACATAGAGTTGGCGGAGATCGCCTATTATGTCGGCTTGAACGAGAGATTGCTGGGGATACTCCCTAAGGAAATGTCGGATGACGTGCGTAAGCGTTTGCTTGCGGACTTGGTTCCGGACCCACGGGCGGATGAGATGGCCCAACAGTCGGTGTTGGATCACGGGTGGCTGGGGGCGGAGGCACGCAAGGAATACATGAAGGGCGACAAGGAGGGGATGTCGTGGATGCACAACGTCGGGAACGTGGGCGCTGCCGGTGCGTTCAATCCGGGTCGCATTCCGGCGGAGGGCTATCAGACGCTGTTGCGGGAGGGTGCTGCCGGGTGGGGGGCGAGCCTGATTGCGATGGCTCCGAATCAGGGGGTTGCTGCGGAGTGGGCTAGCACCGTGACGGATGTTCTGATGGCTGCTCAGAAGATAACGGATCGGGAGCAGGTGGGGCAGTTCCTGCGACGGTACGACAAGTTGCACAACTGGCTCAAAGCACAGTTGGTGGCAACACCCGGGTTCGTTATGAGAAACATGCTCGGCGGTGCAACGAACATGTGGTTCAAGGACATCTCCCCGTTGGAGATTATCCGCACGGGAAAGATGATGCAGCAGGCATATAAGGCGGGTGGGGGTGACCTGATTGCCGGGGTGCGGATGATGTCGCAGAAGAACGTCGACTCGTTGGCGTGGATGCGGATGCGGGATCTTGTCGATTCGGGGGCGCATGCTGGTGGGCAGGCTGCGAGCGCAGTGGACGTGGGCATCATCGGGCGTAGCCGTGGCGACTTCTTCGTGGGGCAGAGGACGATACAGAAGCCGGGCGCGCGTGTGGTCTGGTCGCCGCTGTCTGCGGAGTTCACTCCGTGGGCTGCTGTCCGGCACGCCAACACTTTCGCCGAGGAGGCGATGCGGTTGGCTACCGGGATGCACGCTATGAAGGTGTGGGGCGATTCTGTGGAGGAGGCTATGTATACGATCCACAAGTTGCATTTCGATTACGGTAAGTTGTCAGACTTTGAGCGTAAAAGGATGCGGCGGGCGTTCCCGTTCTACACTTGGACCCGAAACAATCTGCCGTTGCAGGCAGAGTTCATGGCGAGGCATCCGGCCAAATACAACCGCCTGTTCTCGTTGAAGCGCGAGATGGAGCGCAACACGCCGGAGGAGGGTACGGTTCCTCACTATTTCTTGGAGCCGTTCGGGGTGCGGTTGCCGTTCCAGATCATGGGTGCGCAAATCTATTCGGTTCCTGACACCCCGTTCCAAGACTTGCTGCGGTATGATCCGTCGTATGGGGGGATCGGCAGCACGATAGAGCAGTTGGTGTCACAGACGACACCCATCGCCAAGGCTCCCGTTGAGTATTGGGCGGGGAAGCAGGTGTTTGCGGGGATTCCGTTTACGGAAAGGTATCAGCAGGTTCCGGCCATAATGCAGAAGGTGCCGGGTTTGATGAACGCTCTGGAGCAGATCGGTTGGTCGAAACGAAACCAGCAGGGCGAATGGAAGATGCAGGATAACCGGATTTATCTGATCGGTAACATGCTGCCGTTCATGGGGGTGTTGCAGCGGGCGATTCCGGGGTTGCCGGGTAGGGAGAAGCGAAAGCAGGAGCGGTACATTTCTTCTCTGATTTCTACATTGGCTGGTTTGAGCATGCGAATGAACACCAAGTATGAGCAGCAGAGTGAACGGGTGCGGCGCGAGATCGAACGATACCTTGACCAGAGGGATCGTGGCGACATTGAGTGGCGCACCCGGTGACGGGACATAGGGGCTTATGAGTATGAAGTACATTTCTCGCCACCAGTGGGGGGCGACTCCGCCCCCCGGTGGAAAGCGTTTCGACCGGATCAGGCATCACCGCGTGAAGGGTGTGGTCATACACCACTCTGGTGTGGAGAACGGCCCGAAGGGCACGGGGGCTGTGAAGGCGTTTGAGCGTCACCATTTGTCGAAGGGATGGGATGGGATTGCCTACAACTGGTTGGTGGATGAGACAGGGACAATCTATGAGGGTAGAGGATGGGAAGCACGCGGTGGAGCAACCAAAGGGTGGAACTCCAAGTCGATGTCCGTCTGCTACACGGGTTGGGGCGACGAGCGGCCTCATGCGAATGTTCTTGAGTCGATCCAGACGGTAATCAGGGAGGCTGAGAAGTGGTTCGGTCGTGGCCTGTGGGTGGAAACACATCGCCGTAAGGGTTCCACAACATGTCCCGGTGACTGGTTGGGGGACTGGGTTGAGGGTGGTATGGCTGCGACGAAGGAACCTTCGATGGTTGATTGGGATGCGATCATTCGGTATTTCAAGGACCTGCGGGTGCAGGTTGAGGAGAAGCCGTTGAAGCGTGGCGCCCGTGGGTTGCCGGTCAGGCTGGTGCAGTCCCGGTTGAATGACCGTGGGTTTGATGCCGGTGTGGTGGATGGGATCTTTGGGCGCCGCTCTAAGGCGGCGGTCAAGAAGTTTCAGGAATCGCAGGGGTTTCTGAAAGTCAACGGGGTGGTGGACGGTAACACGTTCGGTGCCTTGTTCTTACAGTAAGGAAACATAATGCCAAAGGGCAAAGGTTACGGGACATTTGAGGAGACGTTCGGCAGTCAGGATGACCAGCCGTACAACTCCACGTCTTCATTCAACATGTGGGACATGTCGCAGAAGGCTAAGAAGGCTGCCGCATATCTGCGTAGCACCAATCTGGGGAACGCCGCTTTCGGTGGCCGTCCCTTCGGAAAGTAGGGATCATGCACAGAGATGGTTCAACACCGAAGAAGGTGAAGGCCGGTCAGGTTCTGGTCACCAGTGTCACACGCGGTGACGGGATCGGTCATGTCGGTTCGCAGTCGCGTAGCGGTGCCCGTGACGCGTTGCGTGATTGAGGTGGCGCCGAAGAAGCCGCGTCGACCCGGGTATTAGACGTGCCATTGAAGCGCGGCAAGAGTCCTACTGTTATAGCACGAAACATTGGCACGCTGATAGGTGAGGGTTATCCTCGGGATCAGGCGGCTGCTATAGCATACGACTATTCTAAACGGTCTAACAAGGGGAAGAAGAAGTGAGAAACATGATCGAACGGGCTGCGTGGACTTTCACGCAGGCTTTCTTGGCGGTATTTGTTATCAGCGATTTGGCTTCGGCCAAGACGGCTACGGTTGCAGCGGCTGCTGCGGCTCTCAGTGTCGTAAAGACGTACGCTCAGGAGCGGGTGACTGGATAGTCATGGATGCCGTTGAACTCTCAGCCAAGTGGACTCTGTTCATGGAAGCCGAGGGTGGAGAGTTGGAGCAGGAAATCTATGCGGACCTGCATGCCACATCCCACCTGTTTGACGTACAAGACGGTGTTCACGCCAAGTGGTCCCCGAATGGAACCCTAGGTTTGCTACTGGTGTTCGATGAGGACGAAGCGGACAGTCTCTTCGACGCGTTTCGTGCCGCCGTCGGAGGGGTACCGGAGGCCGGTGAGGCATTCGCCTACTGGACTGCTTCCCTAATGGGGTTGCTACGTCAGGCGCTTGCCCAGCAATGGACTGACGGGGCTGACGGTTAGGCGTCAGGTGTGATCCATCCGCGTATATCCGGGTCGTCTGCAAGAGTTGACGCGAGTCGTCGTTTGATCTGATCGCGGCGCCGAGCGAGTGTCGTCTTAGGAATCCCCAAGACTGTACCCGTCTTACGCAACGATGTGCCTTCGATTAGTAGCCGTTCAACGATCCAACGGTCCTCCGGGGGTAGCGACTCCACGGCACGGCCGAGGGCTTCACGCAGTGAAGACGTTTCCTCCAGAGAGGGTCCCCTGTCCGGACCCCCGGGAGGGGTCCGCAGGAGGGCTTCCATTTCCGTGTCGTCTCGCTGCGGAAACAGTACCCGTACCTTGGGGTTGGTTTGATTGCGGGCCAACCACCCGTCGAAGTCAGTCGGTCGTGCCTGTCCGCTCTTGCTCATGGTACTCAGCGTACCACATGGCGGGGTTCAACCGTTCCTGTGCAATGACCCGGGTGTTCTCCGGGTCATACCCTGACGCTTCACCCTTCTCCCACGCTTCATCGTGGTCGATCCAACCGAGCATTTCCACGGCACGAAACTCAGGGGCGACCGGTTGCACCACCCACAGGACTAGCCCCTGATCCAACTGGCGGCGTCGCACAGCGGCGCTAGTGCTGGTGCGTACCCGACGCACCTCAATGTTGAATCCCACATCCGGTAGATGCCTGTACGTTTTGTGATCCGATTTGTGCCAGACGTGCCCCGACCAGTACTGGTTGGTGACCTTGGCTACTGCCAGTTCACCCACGCATGCGGCCACCTGAGCGGTGCGGTCGTCTTCCATTCGTTTCTTGTCGTAATGGGCGGCGTCACGCTTGCCCCAGTTTTCGATGAATCGACGCGCACCCACATGGGAAGCCCATTCGTATTCCCACGGTGATAGTTCCACTAGAAGCATTGTATCCTCCGGCTGTTACGCCTCGTCAACTTTGACTGCTGTGATCCTAACTACCTGTCCGTCGTCACCCCACGCGACACCATTGAGTGCATCTAGGGTTAGTTTTACATAGTTGTCCAAGTCCCCTCGCAAGGTACGCGACCCGTGCGGGGATGGCAATACATGCAGGATCGTTTCGGAGGGACTGTACGCGACGTACACCTCTAGTGGACCGCTGAGTATCTCTCCGATCTGTTCGGACCATGCCGCAGCGACATGATCTTCCTCTTCCAGAGTGGACTTGGGGGTGAAGACCTGCCCTCGCTTGTTGTGGCGTGGGCGTGCCTTCACCTTGGGTCGTCTGGGTACGGTAATCATGTAGCCTTTCATTGCTTTAGCCCACCCTTCGTTGTGCATTCACGACTGTGGTTCGCAACCATTTCTCACCGTCCGGGCGGGTGGCGTACTTGCCGCCCCAGTCCAGATCAGCCGAGCGTAGTTCATTCAACGTATCGCTGGGGGTGTGCCCCTGCTTCAACATCGCACACGCCAAGGAGAACAGGGTGCCAGACCTGTCTCCTTCTGGTTTGTTCGCTTCGGGGCGCGGCCCGTTGCGACGGATAGAGCCTGCCAGACCCGACAGGTCACCCCTAGGAGGGGTGTCACCCCATTCCACTGCTGGGAGGGGCTTAGGAGGGCTGTAAACGGCTCTGAGGGGATTCCAAGTGGCTGCTGTGCATCGGCTGGACTGGGCGCAGGAGGTGAAGGACTCCACGTCCATCTCTTCTCCCCCAGAGAGGATCACATTCCGGCCGGGTTGCCGCCCGGCGGGGTAGGGCAACCTGACCCCGTTGCCCCACCCCTTGCCTGTCAACTCTGTCTGCTTGGGGTTGATCTCTTTCGTTGGTGCATCCACTATCTGGCAGGCTCCGAGTAGCCCGTGGCGTACGTTGGTTGCGGGTATTGGTTCCTCAAAGAACACCCACACATGGTAGCCCTTGGAGCGGGACCGTTCGATCCATCCTTTGACGTTCATGCGGTGTAGCACCAGTTCCAGATTCTTTGCGTGAATCAGGGATTCCTCTTCTCCTTCGTCGAAGTCGACGCACCCCCAGTACACGCTGTGTGTGTCGTCCACGGCTGGCAACAGTGGGTACACGCCGATGGGGGCTTCCTCATCGGTTAGGTGTTTGACGCAAATGTCGGTGAAGCCGGGACCGAGGGCTGGAACGTGTGCCCCGTGGGGGAGTTCCATTGGTCGGAACCCGTCACCTACCCCCGGCTGGTCGGTGGCGACGCCACCTCCCCGGAACAGTAGCGCAAACATTGCACCCGGGCTGCCGGTTTCGTCGCCAACCCCAACTGCAACGATAGTCATTTCGGACCTCCCGAACCGGGAATCAACTCTTCCCAATAGGGGTGAACCTGTCCGCATAGGGGATCAAGGTAGTAGACCTGATCCACCATCCTTGCTGTGCGCTTGTTCTTGCACAGATTCAGGTTGATAGAGTTGGCGTGGTATTCTTTCTCCCATTCCGACAGGTCTTGTCTGTCTTTCTGCCGGTATACTTCCAGCACAAAGATTGCTTCCTGTTCGCCACCGTAACGTCCGGCGTACAGCCCGGCTGGTTTGCCTTTCTCACCTGCGCCTCGTCCGGCCTGATGTACCAGCCCGACGGGAACGCGCTGCGTTTTGGCCCACCGTTTCACGGCCTGAGCCTTGGAGGTCACACCCGTAGAGTCTGAGTCGCCACCGGGAAGTAGTTCCAAGTAGTCGATCATGGTGAAGGACGGGTTGCATCCCCACCATTCTCGCGCCTCATCCAAGACATCGGCCATGACGGGCAACGGTATGGACTCATCTACGATTGCTATGCGTGACAGTTCCTCGTTGGCTGCCCGTGCTAGGTCGGCGATGACTTCTTTGTCGCCTGCTTTGACGGCTTCTTCCACTTCTGTGGAAGACTTGCCGCGCAGCAGGCAGTACAGTTTCATCACCACTAGTTCCCGTGGCTCATCCATTGAGAAGATGACCACATGGGCTGCCGGATTGTTTACGAGGTTGGTAACGATGCCGTTGAGTAGAACCTGTGACTTGCCGGTGTGTGACCGGCCAACCACCATGAGAACTTCGCCTCTCCCGACTCCACGGGATGCGATGTCCACCTCAGGGATACCCAGATACCAGCGTTCCGCTGGGTTCCGGATGAACCCTACAAGGTTCGTAACAACGTCGGCTGTCGTTGACCACCTCTTTGGGGTATCCTTCACTTGGAAGTTACCCGCCACTCCACCTGTTGCTTCGGTGAGGCGACGGGTAACTTCTTCAGCGGTGAATACCCGAGGGCTAACCCCGGATAGTGGCACTAATGCCGGTTAGTTCGTTGGAGTCTTTACCCGTGAACGGGCAAACGAACCAGTTGGGGATCAGTACCGAACCGTCCTTCTTGGACAGCCACAGCCCCTTGCCGTCGGACCTGCGCTTGTAATCAGGTCCGTTCATGTTGAAGTTGGCTTCGGGATCCAACTTCTTCTGCCAGTTGGGATCCCACCAGTCTGTCTTGTTGTCCATCAAGTCTCGCCATAGCGAGTCGATGGTTCCACCAGACGAACCTCCGGAACTAGCCCGCGCCGGGGCAGCCGCCACGGGAGGACTCGCAGTAGGCCCGGGAACACTTTTTTCTAACCTCCGGACACCCTGTTCGGTTATCTCGTAACCGATACCCAGAGCCTCATAGTTGGACATTTCAAGCGTCGCGCCCCATTCGGCGATCTGCTCGGCAATCTGTTCCTGAGTTGACTCGGCATCAACTGCAACCGTTACCGAACATGATGCTTCGGCGGGTTCGTAACTGCCTGTCTGGATAACTTGTCGTCTGAACACCGTGAAGGTGTTCTCTGTTTTCTTTGTTGTTGCTGCAACCATGGGTCTACCTCTCTATAGTTGGTTCCATGGATCTGGTCCCGCCAACGCGCCTCGGCACGTTGCCCACGCTCCACACCACTTGGGGGAGCAATGCCAGCCACTCATAGTGAGAGGCCAGACTGGCAGGTTAGCGGCTATTAGGGTAGCGGCGGAAGTAGCGAGCGCAATCAGGCTCTGCCACTCTGCCGGTCCCACATCTACAAGGGTACGGTGGACTGTTCCCTTGACTAGATGTACGAACTCGAACTGCTGAGGCTGCTTCGGAACACCACTCGGGCCGGACAGCGCCCCACGCTCGGTGGCAATCGCCCAAGTGTATGCTGCTGCCTGCACGGACCAACGCTTCTTTTCCCATTCGCTGGATGGCTTACGCCCGGGGTTCTTCCAGTCGATGATGGGCAGCCCGGGTTCCTGCACGCAGTCGATGCTGCCCTTCAACCAAATCTCCGGGTGTATCAGGCTGCCACCCACGTCGTGGGTCCACCTTGCCGGAACGATGGGCAGATTGAACTCGTGTTCCACCGCGATAGGACGCACCCCGGCACGCACCTCGTTCCACCACACCTCGGTGTTCGCTGCGATTATGTCGGCAGCCTCGGTGGGCTTGTGATTCCACCGGACAATCTCCGGCTCTTTACGCATCCACTCCCCCATGGCTATCTGCTGAGTCTCGTAGAGCGGGAACGGGTCACCGGTCTGCATCACCTCCAGCAGGCATTGTTCAATGCCGTAGTGGACGGCGGTACCAATCGCGGTGTTGGAGGATTCCGTCGATTCGGAGATCCCCATCAAATCCTGACGTGCCCGTTCGGGGCACATCGCCAGTTGACCCAGCCAAGATTGGCGGAGCGTGATTCGGTCTTCGGGGTCGGGTGTGGTCATGTGAGCATCCTAGCAGGTCGACGGGCATCCCCGGTGGGATGCCCATGGCATGGTACCATGGCCGTCCCGGCCCCCCCTAAAGGGGGCCGGGACGGCACATGAGGGATCACAGTCAGTCCTCGTCCTCGTCGCGGACCACGGCCAAGAGCGGGCCATCGTCCGTTTCCGATTCGTCGTCCTGATCTGTCTGGTCTAATAGTTTGCTTATATGTTCCATTCCTCCAGCGAAAGAATGACTCAAATCGTGGAAAGTATCTCCCACAACAAAGGCCAAATGCTGGATAAGTGACAGCATCCCTACGAGGGCATCTGCGATGTTCGTATCTTCCGCAAATACCACATCTTCTAGGGCTTCTAGTCGCTTATTAGTGGATTCTTTTTCCGCCACTACAGGGACTGAATGGCAATACCCTCGGGCAAAGTTCGCACGAGAATCTTGACGCCGTGCCTCCGGGCTGCGGCGTAAGCGCCGGACCGGAAACCTTCCGTCTTGCCAAGGTAGTCGACACCCTCTTCCAGCAGGCGTGGAATCCCGTCGAACCACTCAGACCACGGGTACTTCTCCGTGCGCTGGCGGGTCGGTGTGGGCAACTCGTCTAGTACCTTCATGTTCTGTTTCCTTTTCTCAGTTTGACATTCGCCGGTCGGCGAACGCCGCAAGGGCTGTCTCGTAGGCGCTGTGATAATCGCCACCGAAGCAGTCCCAAGATTCATTGTCGTCCGATGCCATAGACCAAACGACATAGGGGTCGCGCTTGTTGTGTGGCAGTGATGCCAGCACCGTCCCCACGAAGGGACGCAGACCGTCCCCTCCGGGACGAGCCTGCCACATCAGTGCTTCCCCCTGATTGTTCAAGGTAATCATACCTGTAGTCATCTGCGGTCACTCTCTTTCCGGAACTGTAGCAGTTCCTCTCTGGTAAATGTGCCACCCGGGAACGTCAGACGTGGCTTAGTGATAAGCCTAGCCTTCCGTCGACGCCCCGCCTCATAAGCCGTGTTGGCTTCACAGCACACGTCACACCGGCACAGGTGCCGCTTGTACGCGATGTAGTTATGCTGAAAGGATTTCTGTTTAGGTTGCATCAGTCGTACCACTCAATCCACGCCCGCGCCCCACATGGCAGCGGTTTATCCGGCTGGATGACCGTTGCCCCCTGCGGGATCTTGAACTCCCGGTAATACTCCGACCCCTTGTAGGTCCGGTGTATCACAGCGGGCAGCCCCTTGCGGAGACGCTGCTGGTGGATGTGAACTTGGTGCTTCACGCCACCAGCGACAGGACACGCATGGCTTCGACCGCCAACGGAACGCTTCCTTCGATGGCCTTCTCAAATGAGCGGTTCTCTTTAGCCTTGCCGCGCACCATACCGTTGATGCGATGCTGCTCGGCACCCTGAATAGCGTTGTAAGCCAACCACTTGTTACCGTCGCCCCACTCTTCACGCTCATTCCGCCACGCCTCCCGGCACGCTGCATGCTTGGTTCCCAGATTGCGGATCCTCACGTCCGACATCTGGGTGTAGTCGATGGGAAGCAACCGGGAAACCAGTTCATGGAACTGGATGTCGGTGAACACCTGATCCCGCAAGACGCGAGCCATCGACGCCGCAGTCTTCGCCCTCGCAGCAGCACCTTCCAGAATCCGGACACGCATATCCAGCAGCGCATCATGGTTCCTTGTGTGCTTCACCTTGACGAGCGGCTGCCCAACCAACTGGTTCTGGCAGAACAGGCGTGATGTCAGGTCGTAGACGGAAGTCGTCCACCTGCCATTCAGCGATGAGATCCAGCAGACCTGCGGCTGGATAACATCCCCGTTGCCGATGTCGACCGGAGCGATCAGATCCTGCGTGATAGCAATCTTCTCCCCCTCGCCGAACAACGTGCATGAGGTGGTTGACTCCGGAAACAACGTGTCCGCCATCTCTGCAAGGAAATGGTATCCACTCGTTGCCGCATAGCCCGCACCGTGCAACCCCAACACCTGCTGAGTGTCAGTTCGCACAACGAACCTGTTGCGTGGCTTCCCGTCCTCATCCCGGGGGGTGATGAGACACCCATCCAAGTTGAAGGCAGCGGGAAGGAAGTTTACGTTGAACAGGCCACCTGCATCGGACATGACTTTCTGAGCGGAACTACGCTCAGTCTTGTCACGCGTCAACATGTGATGCCCTTCGTGTGAATCGTATTGGTTGTTGTGTGGGTTGTTCATTAGTTTTCACTTTCTGTGAGGAGAACCTCACGTTGTTGATGCCGGTGATACACATGCCGCATTCGACACACGCACCCCGGCCTGTTCCCTGCTCATCCCAGACAACCAACGGGATCTTGCCCGTGGTTTCGGGACAGCGGGGACCTGAACGCTCGCCCTCAAAGAGGGCAGCGAGTTCTTCTGTTTCCTTCCATGAGTCACCACAGAAGGCGAACTTGAGGATGTCACGTTCTTGCAATGCCAGCCCGTGGTCGACGTTGAACCGGTCAACACTGAAATAGATGGTCAGGTTCGACCGGTACATCAGCAACGGCACCACCTCGTGGTTCCGGGTGTACACCCAGAACTTCACGCCGGGACGGTCCATGGCTTGAAGGCGCATGGCGCGGGCAAAGTTTTCACTCGGGATATCCCCGTCCCAGAACCAGCGGAACACCTTCTCCACTCCACGCTTGTCGCATTGGAACTCAAACGCATCAAGCATCGGGTCCATCGCTGTGGACAGCCCCCAGAGATCATGCTGATGCTTCTGGAACACAGCCCAGTTGTGCAACAGCAGGTTCTTCACTCCGGGGAACATTTCCAAGGCGTGC